AATTTTTTGAGAAGAACCTACACCAAGGAAGTAATCAGCTGCAACTCCCGCTGCCATTTTACCAACCGGCATTGCAACAGATTCTATAATTGTTGCCGGAATTGGTAATACCCCATAAACATAATTTCCATCTGCTGTTAAAACTGTTGTAGCAGGGAATAGTTTTTCCCAATAATCTGCAGGGTTAACAACTAAAATGACGTTACTCACTTTTCTTTTACCGTTTTTAGTAAGAGGGTACATCACATTTTTACCAAGTGACTTTGGTGTTAAATCTGATAATGCTGTTGCTGTTTTATCAGGATATACACCATCTACTACCGCTCCATTTAAATCTTTAATCATTCCAATTGGTTCATCTTTACCAGTACCCGAAACAACAGCAGTTTCTAAAGCGATATTACAAGCTTCTACTAATACCGCGCGAACATATTTATCTAACCATTCAGGTCCTAAGTTCAGCATTGATTTAGCGACTGGTAAATAAGCTGATAATTTATATAGATTTGTATTAACAACATTAAATCCGTTATCAAGTTTTTTCTTGATTGCGTCTGTTAATTTACCCCAAAATGCTGGGTTTACATCACCGTTTTTAGTAATCCATTTAGTGACACCAGTTGTATTTACAAAAGTAATTGCTTGTAATAAAGCGTGTGATTGTTCTAATTCATCAAATACTCGATTAATTACCGTCGCGGGTACAAGCTCTTCAACTCCGCCAAAACCTTCATTGTTAATAACAGCATTGTAATACTTTTGTTCTGCAGAAGTTAATGGACGTATACCGCGCTCAGCTAAGATACGAGAATCGCTCATTTCGTTTGTAACCAATGACTGTGCTTCTTGTAATATTTGGTTTTGAATGCCACCTGCAAGCGCCACTAGAGCATTTGCAAATTTTTCTGTGTCCCCTTCTTGTAAAGCTGCAACGATATTAGACTTCATTTCATTTTGTGCTTGCATATTTTGATCTGGGTTTAAAATTCCTGGCATATTATTTGCCCTCCTATTTTTTTAAAATAAAAAACGCTACTCGTTTGAGTTGCGCTTGAATTTATTAAGAATATTTTGTTTTTCATTTTGCTCTGGTTTTTTATTTCGGAATTTTGCAAGAATGCTATTTTTTACTTCTAACGGATCTAGTTCTTCTTCTTCCTCTTCCTCTTCTTCTGACTGAGTTGTATTTCCAACACTATCTGCAAAACCTACTTCTACAGCTTCTTCATCTGTAAACCAAGTTTCAGCAACGATGAGTTTTTCTACATCTTCTTTTTCACCTTTGAATCTAGTCATATAAATATTGGCAATGGATTTATCAATACCTTCTAATGCATTCAATGTTTTTTGAATATCGGTTTTGGTACCCCAAACCCATGTTGATGCCTCATGAATCATGATCATAGAACCCGTATTCATAATCACTTCATCACCAGACATGGCTATTAAAGAAGCTGCAGATGCTGCAACACCATCTATATGGATAATAACTTTTGCATCATGGTTTTTTAAAAGGTTATAAATAGTAATACCATCAAATACATCTCCGCCAAGAGAATTAATGTGTACATGAATTTCATCGGCATCAATGTTTTTTAAGGCATTTTCAACATCATTTGCTGATGTTGAATTATCATCCCACCAACTTTCGCCTATGTCACCATAAATAATTAGTTTCGCAACATTCTCAGAAGCTGTTGCTTCAAACTGATTTGTTATATGTTTTTGTCCGTACGTATTGCTGTACGGATTGTTTTTAAAACGACGTTTCGTCAAATGTCTTCACCTCCTTCTAATGCAGAGGCATCAGAATAGTTTTTAGTGACATATCGTTTATCTGCCCACGGCTCATTAATTCGTTCCCCACCGATTCGCTCAATAATGTCGTTAATCGATAATCCTCCAATAGCAAACAACTTATCTAGTGCTGTTGCTAAGTCAGATAAATCTGTCACTTTAATATTCGTAGCATCTATTTTTATATAGTTGCCATTTAGATATTCTTCTTGCTTGTACCATTTTTTATTGACTTCTGCTGAAATCAAATCGATTAGTGGTAGCAATCCAAACATTAAGAAATAATTAACTAACTCCTTTACGTTCACAACGTCACCTTTCACTAATCCCCGTGGCACATGTAAGGCTGAGGAAACAAAATCAAATATATCATCCACTAAATTGCGAACGTCACGACTATCGTTTTTATTTGCTCCACTTTTTCCATTACCACTTAAATCTTCTAGTGTGTAACCATCCTGTAATTGAAAAATAGCTCCGGCATTATTAGCTTCCAACCAAGGTTTAAATTGAGCTGTAAGCATCTCGTTAATTTGTTCTTGGCGTTTGTCATTTTGTGGTCTTAAGAAATCCCCTTTTAATACTAGTCGTTTAGCATTAGAACGCTTATAAATATCTCTAGCAGAAGAAATAAGAGAACCATAGTCCGAATATAGTGTGTTTATAACATTCATCACGTTTTCGTTATTTAGTTTGAAATAGAAAACTTGGCTTTCTTTAAAAGTTTTAGTTAAACTCAAATCTCCTATTGTCACACCGGAGTAAGTATTTTCTTTAAATGCATATTCTTCTTTGTCGAAACTATCAGCGACATACCACATTTCATTTTGAGGAATTACCAATACTTCATTATTGTAATAGAGTTTGTAAATTATCTTTTTCCAGAATTCAACTGCATTTTCATTTTGGTTAGGCGCTACATTCATTAGGTAATAGTTAATTTTTTTCACCGATTTGTTATTTTCCATCGTTTTAAACTCGCATCTTGCAAATGCGTCAGCAATTAAATTTACACATGCATCTATTGCTAGTCGTTTATATGAGTCTGCAACTGTAAGTTGTACAACAATGTTCATTAAATCTTTATTTGACGAAAATGGATTCCAATTTTTTAGCCAACCAAACATTGACATGGTACCACCCCTTTCTAAATAACAATTGGTTTGAACTCTGCTAAAGATTCATAGTCAATGTCTCCATAGTCCTCTAATTCAGAGTCAAAATTCAGTGCATGTAAAAAAGCGAAAAAACCATCTGTTTTTCGCTTTTCAGGATCTATTTTTTTGTATTCTTTGTTTTGATTATCCAGGTAATCTACATAAACATTTCCGACATACCATCGCATTAATGGATCATCGCCAAAAACTAATGTTTGATTAATAAACATATCATCAACTAATGGTGATAATTGAGAGTGTGTAAATTTCCCTGTACGACAGACTTCCACTTCAAAACCTGCCTCTTTAAGTGCTGGACCTAATATCCTGGCTCTATAAGTATCTAAAGAGATTTTCTTTATATAAAACGTTTCTGCTTGTTTAACAAACCAAGCAACTATCTTTTCTGGTGGAATCGACTTACCATAAACTATTTCTGCAAGTCCTTTATCCAGAGCAATCTGTACAATATCCTTATTGATGTCTTGTAATTCTAATGCTTTTTGGTGAATAAACGTATGGTGTAACCAATAACGTTTCCCATTGTATTTGGCTAATAATCCAACTGAGCAGAAATCTCGAACATCTGCAAAGTCAACACCGCCGATTGTATCTAACCCTTCTAGTTTGTCATATGGAACAGGCTGATTTGTTGCTAAACGATCCTCATATGAAGCAACTTCAAAACGAGTATCTTCAACTGGGCAGTTCATTCTCTTTGTCATAAACTCAATACGAATAGCCGCGTTTCGTTGCATTTGACTATATTCCTTTTTCATTTTTCGTTGTAAATTAACGTTGTATGGTAATGAAGGATTTGCCTTCTCCCAATTTTTAAAATCGTCAACCTCACTAGGATCATCTAATTTACAAATAAACGGAAATAAAGAAGATTCCTCAATTCCAATTTCACCATGTAAGATTGCACGTGCTTCTTCTTTTAAATCATCTAACGGGCCTCCTCGAACTTTCCCATCAGTAGACATATGAAATTCCCTATAATCTTTTATTTTACCCCCACCGGAAGTGAAAACTTTGATAGTTTCGTAATCTTTATATTCATGCTCTTCATCAAACGCAACACACCCTGAACGCTTACCATCCTTAGTTCGAGCATTTGATGTATTAAAAGTCAACGTGCTTTTTGTCGCGTTATTTTGAATCTTTTCTTTTGAACGATAGAAAGCATTTTTCAATTTTTTTAAGTTTGCTTTCTCTTCCAATACGTTATATACATCTTCAAATGACGTTTTTGCTTGCGTCTCTGATGTTGCCACAATATCAATATGATAATTTGGTATTCCATGCTGCTTTGTCATCATAAAAAAAGAATCCCATGAAAAGAATCCATTTTTACCAGCACCACGCCCCATATAAAGAAGGTACCTATCGAATACTAATGAATCATCTGATTTCCAACGTAGACCGAATATAAAAACATTCACGAACTTCTGCCAGTCAAATAGTTTATATGGAAAATACTTTGCTGGTATCTCAACGCTATCATTAACCATTTGGTGGTTAATATACACATCGTCACGAGCCAGTATTTTAAGGATGTAATCTTTTAGAAGAAACTGTTCTTCGCAGGCAGCCACTTTCCCAGATTCAATTAAATCAAAATACGTATCTATGAATTCATGTGAATTACACGTCGTCACCATCATCATCACCACCTGGCTTTTCTACTTTTGAAGCATCTAAGCCTAGCTCACTAAGAAGTTTTAACATTTGTGCATTGGTTTTGTTCAACTCCGTCACGCTATCATTCTTCTTTTTATTAACACTACGACCATTTACCACTAAAACCGTTACTCCACGTTCTTCAATATCTGCGATCAATTTATTTTTTACATCCCATAAAGACATATAATCATTTATTAAATCGCTATAGTGAGCTTGTACTATCCCGTTTTCTTCCAATTGCTTCCGTAAACTAGCTTCAATATTTTTACGGGTGCGTTTGTATTTTTCATTTTTCACCGTTTTTGTGTGCAATTCATTACTATTTTGTTCTTCATCTTCATCATTTTCAGTAATTTTTTTGGCCCAATCATAACGTCGATGCCAACTTTTCACTGTATTAATAGATACATCGTACTTTTCCGCAATTTCCTTGTATTTCAAACCTTTTTTATAATCGATTAACGCTTGTTCATGATTCTTTTTTTCCATCTCTCCACCACCTTGCACCCCTAACTACTAGTTGCAACTTGTATGCAAATCGAACTCACGTGAGGAAATGAAAAAATATTTTTTCCCATCGCCCCCCTCCGTTGAATTGTCCCCCGAAAAAAAGCCGAATTTTTTTAAGGGGGGTATAAAATTGTTTTTGGTTTACCATTTCTCTTCGTTAACAAATCTTTTTCCTTGTTGGACCATGATTGTCCCATAACGATCATGCATCTTGTTATGACAAGAGTTACATAAGCTTTCTAGATTACTAAGAGTTAAGGCTAATATCGGAACCACTTTAACTTCTTTTAAGTGATGAACGCACTGTGCTCTACGATACCTACCTTTACGTTTACATTCTTGGCATTCATAATTGTCACGCTCAAGTGCTTGAAGTCTAAGCCTCATCCATTCACGAGACTTATAAAACTTCATGAGATTGCCCTCATGAATGTATCTCATAAGCTCTTTAAAACGTTTCTGACTAATCATGTATAACGCTCCTTTTCATAGTTCAAAACGTTTTTCCCTTTCACTTATAAGTGGCATTCGTCAGGTAGTGCACCCTATAACACAACATATCTATAATTCTGTTGCGTTTTATTTTTGCCGTTGCATTCTTGTTATTACTGTATTTTAAAAATTATTTATTTAAAAACGCACAGTTCCTAAATTATGTTGTGTTAAAGGGTTGTGGGTGCAAATATTATTCTTTAAAATTAATTAAATTTCTATTAAAATAAACATAAAAAAAGCCGCTACTCATAATGAGTGCGGCCTTTGTATTTTAATTTAACCCTAGCTTTGTTGCAATTCCCGGAATATATATACTAACTACAACCAAAGCAAAAACTCCGATGGTTACACATGTAAACATGATCTTCTCTAACCATCTAGGCATTCTGATTAATTTATAAATAATTAATTGAACACCTATTACTAAGATTATTATTCCACCTATAATAAGTATATGATTTCGAATAACTTCTGCACCTTGAGACATAAAAGATAAATCTACTCGAGGCAAAAAACCCACCACCTTTTCTATACTTTTTATAATTATATAATTAAAAAGAACTACTTTCTAAGTATTTTTCTTTAAATTAAAAAAAGCCACGATCTTATAGATCGTGACTTATGACACTAGCTTTAATTACTTTATCTATATTTAATTTTATTGCTTCTAATGATCTCTTTTTCTCTACAATTTCTGAATTTGTTGCCGATAATTCAATTTCTAAAAGGTTATATTCATCTTCTAAATGTCTGCCATGTAAGTTCCATTGTTTTTCTATTTCCTCTTGTTCAAGGTTATCTTCTAATTCATCAAAAGAATTTCTTATAATATCCCATCTCGCTTCAATAATACGCATTCTTTTTTTCTTTTCATCAATAACCTTTTGAATTTTTGCTAATTCATTCTCGACTTCTACATACCAATTATTTAAATCTTCTAATACATAACTTTCTAAGACCAATATTGACATCGCCCTTCAATCTATAATTCTAGGTGGCAAATAATTTGTTTACAACTAGTATTAGTACTGCAGTATAAATAGATTAAACTAACTTTTTTGAGGTTTTTTTATTCTGAATCTAAACAAATTAGTAGCATTTTTATTATTTTCAACTTTCGGGTAAGGTACACCAATTTCTTGATAGATTTTTTTCATAACTAATATATCATCAAAGAAAAGTAGACCGTATTTATTAGATGCTTTAATGATTTTATTTATTATATATTCGCTGTAAGTACAGTTGTTAAATTCACTTTTTAATTTTATTTCATTCCCCTGACTATCCCACTTATTAACAAACCACAAATTGCTTTTTACTGAAAATAGATGTTGTCCAAAAAGTAGTATAGTTGCTTTTTTAAAACAATACTCGAATGTTTCTTCATTAATTTTCATTGTGAAAACATCATTTTCACTTATTCCTTCAATATTTCTTTCATACTCTAGAACTTTAGTAAAAGCAGTTTTATTATTTTTTAATATTAACAAGCCTCGATTTAAATCACGGCCTGAATAATTAGTCACAAGGTATTTAACTAAAAATCCCGTAATTTCATAGTTTGATATCTCTATACTCTTAACTAAACCTTGTAATAAAATGACCAAAAGAGACGTCTTATTTCTATTATCTTTAACGTCATAATCATATACAATATTAGTTATGCTTTTTATTTGATCATTAGTTATTAATTTCATTAACAGATATTTATAAGTAATCAAAGTTTGTTCTTCAGGCAATCTACTTAAACCCTCTAGAAAAATTAATAGTTGCTTTTCATCTTCCAAATCAATAACATCAACTAAATCATGTAAACTTATTTTAAATATTTTAACTAATAAATGATCATTATCAATGTACAAATTAAAATATAATGAGATAGCCATTTTTGCTTTATTGTATTGCTTATTTTTCAATAAGTTACCAATTAATGATAAATTACTTCTGATTGCAGAATGATATAACGGAATTATCTTCTCAGGTTCTTCCTTTAATAGCCTAGTAGAAGCTTGAAAACCTTTACGGTCCATTACCTTTAATTTATTAAACATCTTTTTAAATTTCTCAATATTTTCTTCAAACTCTTTATTCATATCATTATCAGCAACAAACTTTAAATTTTGATAGACACTTTCAAGACTAAAATGGAATTTCCTGTATAATTTGTCCAAGTAATCTTCAAACTTTATGTCTCTATCCATTGATAATATGGTGTCAAATAATTTCGAAGCATGATTTATTGAATCAACAAGCATATTGTCTAAACTCATTGTTCTAAAAAGATATCTAATAAATTTAATAATATAATGCAGTAAAAGTACGAGGCCTATACAGAGAATAATTACATTCCAAAATACCTCTTTTGTTATTTGTAATGAATCTCTATAATTTTGGTTATTTAATTGCCCTGTATATGTACTAATAATTAAAAAACCGAAGAAAATATTAAAAAGCATTAAACACACAACAAAAATCAACAGCTCATTTTTTCGATTATTTGTCGAAGCTGAAGGGGACACACTTTTTTGCTCTCGAGATGTAAAAACATAAATTGCTGATAATAATGAGATAATAATTGTTAAAGAACTAATAATAGTAGTGATAACTGTTTTAACATGTCTATCATTAATATTACTAATGCCTATTGCATTGATTAAGTCACCTAACGAATCTGTTAAAACTTTCGGAGGTGTATTAAGAAGTGATAAACTCCAGTCCAATAAGAAAGTAATTCCCCCTATAGCAAAAAATAGCAATAGGAAGTGGGTTTTTATTATATCTTTTATTTTTTGAAAACATATTGAGATGTATGTTTTTAAATAAATATATGTTTTAGAATGAATAATTACTTTAAAATACTGTTTAATTTCTGTACACCACTTTCTAATATGTATTATATGGTAATAAAAAAATGTAAACAAAAAGGGCGATAATATCGCCCGAAGTTATCATATCAACGTACTAATGCATGTTCTACCTGCTCAGAAAAAAATTTTTTAATTAATTCTTTTTCTATAACTTGATTTTTTTTTGTAAATAACCATGGATCTTCTTGATGAGTTAATTCTTCTAACGTTTTACCATCCAAATCTCCATATTCATACCAAACATTTTTGATAATTTCTTTTTCTTTCTCTGTTAATAAAGAATCATCAAATGGCTCACGTGGAATAGTATAGTAACCATGTCTTTTGTATTCATCATAGATTGTTCGATTAACTGGCCCATGATCCCAGGCTAGTAAATCATCATTAAAAAGTGGATTACTTGTTTCTCTTAAATAATACCCTTGAGCATAATATAACAATTTCTGTAGTTTTAACGGAGTAATAGCAAATTTTGTTGTTTCTGTACTTAAAGAAATAAAGTATTTTGCAACATCTCTAACATCTGCCATTTTAATCCCTCCTATCTTAATATTATTATATATAGTCTTATTTAGTATTACAAGGTATCAAATTGTATTATTCTGTATTATAATTTAACGTTTTGTTTTAAAACTGACTGTTTTGGTTAAAAGTATTATACCCAATTTAAAGCATTTTATTTCAGTTTGTTCATCATATGCTATCAATAAAAATTTGTTCACAAATGAAATAAAATAAAATAATATTAATTATCGGTATAATCCAGCAATCTTTTCATCCAAGGTATCTTGGCCAACCCCTATATAAAAAAGCGTTGTTGTTTCTTTTGAATGATTAAATATCTTCATAAGCGAAGCAACTTCTTTATATTTAGAATAAAAAGTGTATCCGAATGTCTTTCGCATTGAGTGGGTACCAATTGGCTCTGGATATCCAATAGCCTCTGCAGCTTCTTGTATAATTCGGTAAGCTCTAGTTCTATCAATTGGTTTGGGCTTGCCTGTATTTGTTTTTTTCTGACTTTCAAAAAGATAGTCAGTATTTCGTAAATCCTTTATATACTCGTCTAATACCTTTCTTAAAGGACTTGGAATGATAAACCGTTTTTGTTTACCAGTTTTTTTTTCAAAAATCATAATATGTGTCCCCAATACATCTCTCTTCTTTAATGGCAATATGTCTGATATACGTAAACCTGTATGAATCCCGACCATAAACATCACGTAATCTCTCATGCTATTTTCCTTAAAGTAATTTAGAAATTCCTCTAACCAATCTTTTTCACGTATAGGCTCTACATATCTCATGACATTACCCATCCTTCACTTTCGATTTTCTTTTTACAAGTTTCAATAGTCTCCCAGACAGTTTGCTTTGTTATCCCCAACATCTCACCAACCTCCTCAAAACTAAAGCCTTGTGCATAAAGTTCTAATATTTCCTGTTGGCGTTTTGTTAAAGAAGATACAATTTCTTTTGCTATTTGAGATTTATAAGAATCCTCCTCGATTTCATCTGATGATGGATTATCATGACTGTATTGATCGTAGCTCTTGAAATGTATTACATTTCTTTCGCTTTTCATTTCTCTTTGATAAACTGCTCTTCTTTCAATGCCTCTCATTAGTCCTGGTTGCCGACCTGTTGCTAACCATTCGATAGTAAAGTTAATAGTTCTTAAAGCAGCATTTAATATTCTTTCATCATGCTGCAGCATAAGTAGATGTTCTTTCCCAGTGGAATTTAAATGTTTTTGCTTTTTATAAAATCGAATTTGCTTTTGTATTTCCCTCAGCTTATCCTCTGTGAAAATTAAACTAGCTTGATATTCTTTTAATAAATCAATCACTTATACTGCACCTGCCTAACTTAATTATTTTTTTCGAAATGAACCTTTTACACGTTTATAAATGTCTCTATTAATTCCCATTAGCGCCTCAATTTCTCTCTTGCTTAACTTCTCTTTAAAATTTTGCGATTTACTTTTTTTCTTTCTCTTCTTCATTGGTTTAATAGCAAGTCCATTTTTAATTAGCTGCTCCTGTAATGTGCGTGTCATATATACTCTCCCCTATTCACAAAATAAAAAGGACATCAAATCATGAGAGTGCCCATACTCTCAAAATTCGATGTCCTCGGTTGTTCCGATAGACTTATAATTTTTCGCTACATTCGTGTACTGCTCTAGTTGGTTTATTTGATTCCCAACTAATTATAGTTTTACCGAAACCTGTTGTTGGTGCTTGCACCTTTTTCATTTGCCCATCTTTCACTAAGTAAATTCCATCTTGCAAATCTTGTAGTTGTTTGCCCATTCAACCACTCTCCTGCTATAATAATAATGTCGAGTTATAGCAAGAGAGTGAGAGTCGTAGTTGCTGCTACGGCTTTTTTATTTGTCGTAAATTATTGTGGTTGTGGTAAAAATAAGTGTTAATGCAACTGAATCCTTTCTATTTTTTATACTGTTTGTAACTTTGAACTAATAAAGAAATAACATTTTTCCTTTGTTTTAAATCCTTCATGAAGTTCCTCATTTTCAACTTCGTAAAACTTGTCCGTTTTTCTAATGTTAAATGATTCAATTTTAACTTCTTCATTTTCTTTCAAACCATTAATTTTTTTATATACCGGATCACTTTCTAATCCTAGTACCTCGTACAGATTCATTTGTGAAAGCAACTAATATACCTCCTTGGTGTTTTCGAAGCTTCTTTTGTAATCGCAGTTCCCTGTGCTTAATGTATCGCTCTATTTCTTTTTCATACAACGCTTTTTCTTGGTCGCTTATATCACTTGTTTCCAAATCCTTAAGTAAAGCCTCAACATAGCTATTCATGATTCCACCACTTTCTTAGTTCGTATGAAGTATTATCACCTCACTCTTCTACCTCAATTCTTTCTCTTACAGTCGAATTGAATATCTCTCCAATTTTTAAGAGCTTGCTATATATTGGGCAACCATCACAAGGTTCATTCGATCTATCAGTTCGAGTAATACAAATCTCCTTGCAATGCAGTTCCCACAAAAGTTTTTGTCTCTCACAAGCTAATATTCTTTTTGGTTTATCTATGACACCCATATTACCCTCCAATACATTACACATAAGTTATTTATAAGATAATTATGTATAATATTGACATTTAAATTATTTCTCCTTTTATCTACCCCTTTTCCCAAAATCTTTTACAAATCGTTGCCCACCGTATTCTATAACTGTAGGTTTCCCATCTTTCGTTTTGACGATCTTCATTTCGTATTCAAGAGTATCTAAACTGAAATGAATGGATTGTAAGATTTCTTTTAGTTTTTCTACCTGGATCGTTTTTTGTTCTTTCAACGCTTTTCGCAATAAATGTTTAGCATGATGAAATTTCATTTGAATTTCTCCTCTCTAAACTTACAGATAAGATATTAATAAGATAGTTACGTGTAAAGGTTGTTTATTTCATTTTAAAAATTCAGTTCCATTCTTTAAATCTAACTATGTCTGAATGCTTTATATTGGTACTTGCAAACGTCCAATTATCTTTGTTGTATTTATAGTGATATAAAACATCAACTGACTTTTTATAGTGCTTGATTATTTTATAAAGACCATCAATGACACGGTTTTCTATACTAATATGATACAAATGTAAATAAGAACCTTCTGGAAATAGTCTTAAATCTTTAGGATTTTCATACCAAATTTCAAAGTCGAATGTTAGTTGCTGCATCTAAATATCACCTCATCAGTACCCCGCCTCCTGCCGTTGGTGATTGATATTGTTTTTTTCGAGGTAAGCTTCACAGATTTGCTTCCAGTTGAAGCCCAGTAAATCACCTAACCAATAAAATTCTTCGAATAATTCTCGCCAGTGGGCTACAAAGTGAGATTTGCTAAATTCCGATATAGTGGTGAAAACCAATTGGAATTGTTTAGTTACATCAGTTTCATTAGAATAAAAAGCATCCCAATCTAAATCCTCTTCGGCATCTATTTCTAGCCCAATACTCAAAATAAAATGTAAGCAGTCAACGTATTCCTCTAATAATGGGTTGACCCATACCGCACCCACACCCAAGTGACTATCTTGTTCTGTGTAATCTGTTAAATACTTTCTTGTTCTCGGTTCCTGGTCCGTTGACCAAAACTTAAACCCTCGCCATTCATTCGCACATTCACCTAACTCAACTTGTAAGGCAAGAATCTTTTTCTCCAACCGATTTTCATTTTCTTGTACTGGATGCTCATTCAATATGTGTTCATCTAATACTCTTTGTGCTTCAAATAGTTTTTGTAAGTTCATGTCTTTTGCTCCTTCATTTTTTATACATACGGCAAGCTATCTCACTTGCCGGTAATCAAAAGGGAGATCATCCTCCGTCACTTCAATTGGCCCCTTGCTACTTGCAAACGGATCTTCATCTACTCTTGTATAATTCTGTTGGTATGTTTGACCCCCATATTGCCCCGTATTTTGCGTTTGTGTTAGTGATTGATAATTTGCACTAGGTTGATAGTTTGAAACCGAATTTGAGCCATCTGAATTGTTTGAGCGTGGCTCTAAGAATTGAATACTATCTGCTACTACATCAGTTGTATATACCCTTTTCCCATCTTGTCCCTCAAAACTACCAGTTTGGATTCGGCCTTCAAGTCCAATCAAACTACCTTTCTTCATGTAATTTGCTAGGTTTTCAGCTTGCTTACGCCATGCGATACATCCAATAAAGTCTGCCTCCCGTTCTCCCTGTTGGTTTGAGAACGTTCTATTTACTGCGACAGTGAATCGACACACTGCTATACCTGATGGGCTATATCGCAATTCAGGATCTTTTGTAAGTCGGCCAACTAACACAACTCGATTTATCATGCTGTTTCCTCACTTTCTAGGAATTTGACACTATCCCAATCGAAATTCATTAAAATCTTTAGCAGCTTTCCAACCTTCGGGGCTCTCCATGCTGTCATAGCGTAGGTATGAGCTTTTGAAGTGTAGTGATAATGATTTAATTCAAGATGACGTTTAGCTTCTTCTTTAGTTAAGAACATTGTATCTGGCACAATAAATTCTTCTCGCTTACAGAAAACTTTGCTAAAGAATCCATCATCATTTAAATGATTCTCAATGTAAGCCCATAAAGTATCTAAATCTTTACTTTTGTCATCAAGTAGTTCCTCTAAATATTCGTCACTTTCAACTTCATCTAAAAAATACTCCTCGATAAAGTCTTTCAGTTCCTCGAACTCACGAAACTCTGTAAGATCCCCATCGTTATAGAAATACGAATAAAAACCATTATCATAATCCTCATTTGCTGGCACTACACGATAATCTCTAATTACCCAAAAACGTGGTGAAGCTTGACTATCATTATCATGTTTTTCTTCGTGTTTCAAAGTTGCCTGAAGTTCTTTTAAAAATTGGATATCCTCTTTCATTTCCGTTTCATCCCTTCCCATTCCGTTTTGAACATGATAATTACTCCCCAAATCGTCAGGATAATTACACCTATATTTCCGATAGTGTTCATCCTGCATCACACTCCAACAAATGCTTATCTTCGTAGATGTTGCCGATAACTTCATACCAATAAATAACTAATCCAGATACATTACAAAGTAGATTTGTTTCTCCTTTGTATTTTGTTAAATGTCCATGTTTAATTTTTAAAACACCATCTATTTTTTCTAACCAATAATTTCGATACAGTTCTTTCGTTTTGAAATTCACTCCATCATTGAAAATTTCTAATACACGAGTATTTATATCTTCTCCATCTTTAAAAGAGTACTTAACAATATCCCCTTCATAAATCTCTTTCCCATTACGATCATTGAGATTTGTGTATTGCATGAGTTCTATTTCTTCAAAAGATGCACTGCTTACTAATCCGAAATCTTTAAAGTCAATTCGGTGATATGTGATTTGTTTGTTTATAAAATCAATCCATTCGACATCTACAATTTCTTTAGTTGACTTTATAAAAGCGCGAAACTTAATCTTACTCACGCAATATCTCTCCTTTTCCAGGTTTCAATTACTCGATAACCCCTATCTAGAAGCATTTTAAACTCTGGATGTTCTATAGGTGCAGTAGCTATCACCTTACAACCATCCTCAAAACCTGTTAAAGTTGCATATTTTTTGTATTTATAAAAATCTTCGTGACCTTTAAAGGTTTTTGTAACAACCTTTGGGCGTTGATCTGGAACATCTATAGGAATCCCATTTTTTCTAAATTGCATATTACCCCTCCAATTTAGCTAATATTTTTTGTCTCTCAGCTTCAAAATCTATTACTTCATCGGATTGTGAATTTGGTTGATCACGCTTGTTAAACCATTCAGGAAGTATTTCTGTTCGTCCGTTATTGTATTTTTTAGGTGCGGATTTCTTTTCATTTTCAGCCTTGATTTGTTTTATCAAGGTAGTGGCTTTTTCCCTTAATTTCTTGGTTGATAGAATATGAGAATTCCAGAAAGTATGGTTTTGTGACCACTCAATTAAATATTCGATTTGTTCCGCCGTTCGACCATCACGTTCCATCATCAAGCGAATATGATCTGACCAAGTTTGTAAGTTAGGCTCTTTAAAGCTTGGGTCATCAACTAATATTTTTTCATAAAGCGATTTTGCTAATTGATAATGTACAGAAGATTCGTCGTAAACTTGTTTGCGACTTTTCTTTTTCTCTGTTGTATTCTCTGTAGTATTCTCTGTGTATTCTCTGGTTATTGGTACTGCCATTTTGTCATGTTCAGATACTGCCATTTTGTCATTGTCCATTACGTCATTTTGTCGTGATTCATTTAGACAATTTGGCGCATTCCTTAATGACAAATTGTCATCTTCGATAATGTCATTTTGTAGTAATGCACCATTACATAGGTTTTCGAGTTTTTCATAATCAATTCGATACCATTTTGTTCTGTCAAATTTCAGCTTATTAAAGTTACCTACGACAAGAATCTCTTTGCTCTCTAACTCTGCAATAATCCTTTGAACGGTGCGTTTTGAGTAAAATGGGAACTGTTCTGCCCATTCGTCTATGGATTTGTACACCCAAGCTTGTCCATCACGAATGTTATTTGAAATACGCAACCAGTAATGCACTTGCTGAACAACAATCGCATTGTTTAAGCCAATTTTTGTTGCAAGTGTTGGTAACACCTGCAACGGTGGTTCATTGATTAATAGATTCATAATTTTATTTCCCCCACTTTTCGACAAAACGTAGTGCATCTTGAAGTTGATATTGTTTAATATCTCGATATGAGCCTACATGATAACGTTCTTTAAGAGCTGCATAGATGGAACGGAACAAGGCTTGTCTAGCGCCTTGATTTTCTGTCAATTCACAAACACGTGCCCCTACGGCTTTACGTAATCTTAATTGTTCACCTGAATGTAACGTTGCATTTTTTACGAGTTGTTCCAAAGTCTCAACCCTCCTTTCAATTTGCTGAAATTGTTTATAAGAAATTGCTAGTGTTTGAGGCACTTCCTCAAGTTGCTCCTTGATTTGGTAGTAGCTTGAAATCAACATGTTGTATGCTTGCCAAGCCTTATCGCTATTGAGTGATTTGGCATGAAGCCATGCTCCTTGTTCTGTCCATAAGTACAGTACTGATACAAATTTAAGGGTAACGTCATCTCGACGTGAGCCTTTGAATTGCTTTAAAGATTCACCAGTTAAGGCGAAATAATGTACACCCTGCTCATAGTGATCATTATTACGTTGAAAATTACGAGTAATAACTTTTGCTTTTGTGCCAAATGCCTCGGCAATTTGTTGAGTAGTTAGTACCCTTTTATCCAAATGCTCTAATACTTGTAATTGCTGCATTTTAACTCCCCCTCACAAGGGTAACGTCATTTTGACGTAAGCCCTTTTTCTTCAACTTTTAACGCCATATTTAAAGTGTCTTCAATGCCACTAACACGTGCTAATTGAGTTGAATAAATAGCTTTGGCTTTAGCAAGTTTATAATCATTCTTAGCGTTTGCTACATCTAGAGCTAAGTCAGTTAATTTTTCCTTTTCGTCCGTTAAAAATTGTTTTAATTGTTGAATGTAAGTTTCCATATGATCGCTCCTTGATATTTTTTATAGTTTGGTTCATAATTAAAGAAAATTTATTTTCTGAGTGTCCGCTAAAACAATCAGGTAATTGCAGGTGCTGTATTGCACCTGTTTTTTTATGACTTTAAATACTTTCCTTTCTGCTAAACTATTAGTAGAAAGGTAGGTGATAGATATGCTAACGAATGAACAAAGAGCTCATGATTTAGCGATGTATACGTTGGATTTCAGATATAGACACGTGATCCAAGAACAAGCAAATCAAGGGAATAACGAAATTAAATTTGATCCATACAGTGAATACTTATTTCTGTACAAGGAATACTTAGAAATATTCAAGCGAGATTTTCCACAACATGACCAATAACTTTACCATCCATTAGTACAGTAACTTTAACTACTTTGTTAATAGTCTTCTCCTCACTCGTTGTTCCAACAACTTGTGAGGATTTTTTACTTTCATTCATCTTTGTCACCTACCTTTTGATGGAATCCCATCAAGCAGCTCACAATCATTTATAGGGTTATTAGAGCAAGGAAGTGTGTTTTCACCTTCCTTTGTTTTATTTTAGATTGTGAACTGCTTGACGAGAGCGAGACTATCTCGCACTCGCATTAACTTAACCGATAATGAATAATTCGCCTGTTTCAATTTCTTTTGCTAATTCGGAAGCTAAGTAATCTTTGATACTGTGAATTGCATTTAATTCCCAAGCTCCACCATCTGCTTCAAATAGTGCAACTTGTGCACCTTCTTTTAATCGAAGGATAAATTCGCTTTCTGGTTGTGGTACTTCTGCAAACGTTCTAAAAGGTTTTAAAGTCACTCGACCTGGAATCATTTCATATCCAATTGAAGCAACACCCTTTTTCACAGTTACTTGCTGTGAAAGACCATTGTCTTTAATTTCTGCCCCTGTATCTTCAACAATGTTGCTAACGATTTGAAGAACTGTTTCCTTATCAAGGTTGTTTACAAAGTTTGCTTGCATCATAATTTGGAATCTTTCACGATCCATAAATCTTTCGAATGTAATTTGTGGTAGAAGTGCCTTAGCTTTAAGGTAGTGACGACGATCATTAGTACTATCTAAAGAATCAAATAAGTAAACTTCAGTAGGTGATTTAACGTGAATCATTAATTTTGAATTTCTATCAAATTTAGATTTGATGTAATCTACTAAACCCGTTAGTGTATTAATTTCTAACGTAGCGACATTCGACTGTTCTTTAATTCTTTGCAGGTCAACTGTAGCGAACTTTTGTCCATCCACTTCAACAACCTCTGGGCGTTTAAGATTTAATAAATACTCCATTGCGCTTTTTAACATAGTTCATCATCCTTTTTTATTATTTTTATATGGTATTACTTGAATTGAACAACTTTAGTAGGTTTCGTTTCTTCAATAGATTCAACTGGTTGTCCAGTATCCGTTTTTACTCCCTCGTTATCGAAATACGTTTGCCCAGGTATACCGCTTTTTAATTCAGCACCGACAACGTTTCCTTTTCCATCAAGGTCAATCATCATTTGCGTTTCTACACCTTTGCTTGGTGCAAGCGTTGATTTTACATCAACCATGACTGTAGCTAGACCTCTTTGTTCATTCGCTTTTAATGTCATGGTCATTTGCACCTTACGAACCTTTTTGTGGTCGGTGTTTGGATCAGCTATATTTGTAAGTACTTTTTGAAGTTCTATGTTGAGTTTTTCTGCTAATGCTCCGCCAGCGAAAGAATCTAAGTTAATCATTTGCATGTTTTTTTCCTCCGTTTTTTGTGGTATAATTGTTTTAGTCACATAAGATTTCACGAAAGCTGTTTAATCGTTGCACCGATTAAGCAGTTTTTTTATTTGCTCTGGATTTTAGCAATGCCAACTTTTGATCTGGCGTTAGATACTTCCAGGCTTTAACTTTAATTCGCAAATCTTTTCACCACCTTCGCAACCACACCAATTCTTTTTAAATAATGTGGCATGATATGTAGTTGTTTGCGTTTCTCTAATTCTTGTAGTGCATTGATAGATTTAATTGCGTCTTTCAATAACTCCCTTGCCATGTTCCAATCGCCACGCTCTCTATAAACATCTGCCCTTGCAATTAAGTCTTCGTAACATAGATTTTCAGTCACGATTTTTTGATTGATTTGTTTTAAATCCATAATCTAAAGCCTCCAATAATAAACATAGGTACTAATTGAGCTGCTTGCATAATTGCATCTGCACTAAACAATGAAGCAATAACAACGTCTTCTGAGTTTGTTACCTTTGAAACTTTAACTAAGAATTTTGCCTCAACTGTAACTAGTCCCTTTTCAACTCTGCTAATTGTTGCTTGTGTCGTATGCATCAAATGAGCCAATGCTTCCTGTGACATTTTTGCCTTTTTCCGACACTTTTTTATAAGTGACCCAACATCCATTTCCATTATTCTCACCCCTTTTTATACATAGGATGTATATTATACGTGGGCTGTATGGTAAGTTTTTACATAAATTTATAAAATGAAATTAATAGAGGTAATGCCCAACCTTTAATTTGTTTTGAAGCGTAAAAGATTAGTACCGTAATCAGTTGAATTTCGTTTAATCCATTCAAATACTGCATCACGTGGATATCTTGCACGTGTATGTTCGAATTTTGGAAAATCTCTTCTTGCTACAAGCTTTCTTACAGTAGGTAGTTCGGCTTGAAGAATTTCAACCAAATCCTCTTGTTTAAGTAGTTCAGGATATTTGTACTTGCTTTGCCCATCTTCTACACCTTGTTGGTATGCTCTTTCTACAACTAACGCTAATTTTTTTTCAAGCAATTGAATTTCCAATGAATCAATATCTTGAACCATTTCTTTAACGTCCACTTAATATGCCCCCCTAATGTATCCTCATATCTACAAGGCTGTTTGTGCAACAGCCTTCCACTAAGTTTTTAAGTCTGCAATCATAACTTTAGTTATATTCACCTTAAATGTGAGGTGATTATAATGATCTTCATTTCCACCTTCTTACCTCCTATGCCAATTTTGTATTAAGCGTATCGTTTAATTTGTTCTCAAAAAAAATTTTTACATCTACTTCTAGTGCTTTAGCTATCAATTGTAAATTTACAGCATCGGGTATAATTAGACCTTTTTCTACTTTCCAATACCACTGCTGTGTTTTACCACATTTTTTTGCAACAAACTTTCTAGTAATACCTTTACTTAAACGAACCTTCTCGATGTTTTTATTTACATCTACCAAGTTTTCACCTCCTAAATTAAACGAAACGCTTAACTTGTTTTCATTATAAATTAAACATTACGTTAAAGTCAACCATAAATATTAAAAAAATAAGCGATTCGTTAAAAATCTTTTAACTTATCGTTTAAAAGTGTATATTTAAAAGTAACGTTACGTTTAGAAAAGAGGTGCAATATGACACTCGGAGAAAGATTGAAAGAAGCTAGGAAGTTAAAGGGTTTTACACAAATAGAGGCTGCTACTAAATTAGGGATTACAAACGGCGCACTATCAGGTTACGAGAGAAATTATAGAGATCCTGATACTGAAATGTTAAAAAAACTGGCTAACTTATATGAAGTATCTACAGAATGGTTACTAGGCAACAATACTGTAAATAAACAATTCAGCGATAAAGATGAAAAGGACATAGCTAAACGGGTTGAGGAGTTAAGAAGAGATCTTATGAATGCTGAAGGACTTGCTTTTGATGGTGAACCTATTTCTGATGAAGCAAGAGAATCTTTGTTGGAAGCAATGGAGTTTGGTGTTAGATTAGCTAAAAAAGCCAACAAAAAGTTTATCCCAAAAAAATATAGAGACAAAGAAGAGTAA